AGCAGGCCGTAAACGCCGTCACGCCCGGTAGGCTTCGAAGACTTTGAGGTCTCGTTGCGCAGGTGAGTGACGGACACCGCCCAGTGGTCAGGTTTGCCCAGCAGAAACACCAGAAGGCCACGCGCAGCCCAGCTCAGACGTGCGTCCTCGCTGATCGCCTTGCTGAGCATGTAGAAATTCGCCTCAGGTCGAGGCGCACGAATGATGCTCATTGCAAGGTCTCCCACTGAGGGAAGCGGCTTCCCTGGAGGATCTTGCTGATAGCGGATTCACGGATGGACTGAGGATCCACACCGGCAAGTCGGCGGATAAGCACCTTGGATGCCAGCACGGCTGTCATCAGCTCGAACAGAGCATCGCCAGTGCAGCCTTCGCACTTCGACTCTTCAGAGTTCAGATAGACGCTCAGCGAGAACTCGCTCTTGTCCCAAGCCATGAACGCCAGTTGGTCGTTGCTGAACTGTTCCATGTAGGCTTCGTCAATGACGGTTGGCTTGATCGACTGCCTGCTCATGAGGCACCCCCAAGCAAATCTGCTTCACGAGCCGCCCACATGGCGCGGATCTTGGTAAGGCCTTTGCCAGTAACTCGTGCAGTCGCCACCGTAGTCTTGCCGTTTTCTGGATGTTCGAAGGTGCTGAGCTTCGCCGTCAGATATCCGGACTCAATAGGGGCTTGCATGGGTTCGTTTTTGCGCAGCGTGACCCAGCGTTTCTGGCGCAGGAAGTCCATGAGGCGCTTCTGCCCGGTGCCGATTAGCTTGGCCGCCTCGCCCACCGAGTAAGTTTCGTGGGTCACAGTGACGGCATTGAAGAACTCAACCTTTGGCGCGTCGGCGCAAACCTTCTGCTCCAACAGCTGGTTTTCATTGGTCAGCTCGGTATTGTCTGCTTCCAGGTGTACGACTTTGCGTACGTTGTCGGTCAGAAGGGCCAACAGGACCTTTGGGTCGCTGAGGCTGGCTACGTCGAACACCGGTTTCGCTGCGGCCTGCTCCAATTCGGAAAGACGCACGATCACGCGATGGCGAAGAGGAATGCTGTATCCGGTCAAAAGTGTCTCGGTAAGCTCCTTATTCAGGTGGAAGCAAGAGGTATAGCCCCGCGCATCCTTCTCCTCACGGACATGGCGCAAATCTGCGCCATCTGTTTTCAAGGCCGAAATCATCACCCGAACATCACGAATGACATCCTTATGCTGCTTTCCAGTCAGATCAGAAATCTCCAGGCTGCTCATTGAGATTTGCCGCGCCACGTTTTCAGATATAGAAAAACGTGGCGCGGGATTATTGAGGGCCTGTACATCAGTGCTAGAGGTATGCATAATCGGCCTCACAGATTGTTTTGCTGTATGCAGTTAAAAGAGCCGGGATCGCACCCCGGCTTTTTTGTGCCTGCGATTTGGGTTTATGGTTTGAGGTCTTCATCAGTCCCTCCTTTTTCAGGCCCTAATACGGCCTTCGGCGGATCACGCCTTGCTGTTGGCAGATGCCGGATCTTCCCGGCGCCCCTTGGCCTGGTTTTCTCGAAAAAACGCTCCGCTCCAAGCTCCGCGGCGTATTCGTCAGGCGTCTTGCCTGCCGCCTTCGCCAGTCGTTCAAGCTTTTCGTAGAGGCGCCCGTCGATCCCGTGGCAGATCGTGGTTTCAGGCACATAGCCTCCTTCAGGGCCTTCAGGCCTGCATGTGTTTACCGGTAGCATTCGGTTCAACGATGCTTTCCAACTTCTCCTCGACGCACATGCGCACGAACACGGCCAGCTGCAGCTTGTGCAGGCGGGCCACGGCCTTTAACGCTTCGTAGGTTTCATCGTCATAACGGGACTTGATCTCCCGGTCTTTCAGGTGGCGTGTGTCGTCGTATGCCATTGGTGAGGCTCCTTGGTTGTTCGAAAGGGTTATGCAGCTGATTTCTGAGATGGGAACGGACGCTGCTCTTGGGCGGACAAGCTGCCGTCCTCTTCGAGGGTCACGAACACATCGCGGCCGACACGGATCGCTTTACTCAACGCGCCCTGGGTGCAACCAAGCATCTGGGCGGCCTTGGTATGGCCGTGTTCTTTGGCAAATTCGGTGAGTGTGATTCGGCGCATTGCGGCGTCCTCTGCGTAGATTTCACCACAAGTATGACCGCCGGTATTGTTCGTAGTCAATACCGGCGATATTGGTTAAGTAAATACCGTGGGTAATACCATCAGCAGATGAAAAAAGACTCCCGACGGCTTCCGTTATCCGAATGGCAGCTGCAAGACAGCGCCCGGCTGAAATCCCTGTTCCAGGCCAAGCGCGGGGAGCTGAAGCTCACCCAGGAAAAGCTTGCGGCCGAACTGGGTGATGGCGTCACGCAAGGTGCTGTCAGCCACTTCATGAACGGCCGCACTGCTCTGAGCGTGAATGCGGCGGTGGTATTTGCGCGTGCCTTGGGCGTTCCTGTATCAGAGATAAGCCCAACTCTCGCGGCCCAGATCGAAAAAATGTCTCAGGCGCTGCCAGGAAGAGACACTCAGCAGGTGATTGACGGCCGCACTCCCCCGCGCAGCTTCGATTTGAAGGATGAGCCCGGCTACACCGGCGTCCTCCAACTTACAGCGCGCGGCTCAACCGGTGACGGCGACGACAATCCACACGTTGAGATCCGCGGCGTAATGGCGTTCAAGTCGGCCTGGCTGCGCGCCAACAACCTCAACCAGAAGCACCTGGACGTGATCTACGCGAACGGTCACAGCATGGAGCCCACCATCAATGACGGTGATGTGCTGCTGGTGGATGAGTCGAGAGTGGAGCCGAAGGACGGCCAGATCTTCGCCATGCAGAGCGAATCGAAAGGCACGATCGTTAAGCGTCTGGTGAAGTCCGACTTCGACGGCTGGATCATCCGCAGCGACAACCCGGACAAAGCGCGCTATGGCGATGAGACTCTGCGGGATGGGGAGATAAACGAGGTTCGCATAATCGGGCGAGTCGTCTGGCGGGGCGGTATGCTTTAATAAAGTTTAGCCTACAACTTTTTGATTTATCTAAGAATGGATTCACTATGACCAATAATACAGATGACGAAAAACCCTCTCATGACCGATTTCGAACGACGTCAGACGATTTCATAAGATTTCTCGAGGCTACTGCGCCCGCTTCTCCATGCTCCGTTTGTGGCAAAAAAAAATGGACCGTGTTATGCGATCCAGATGAAGGTGGAGTCAGCTACAGGATCACTTCCCCGATAAAGAACGCTGATCGACCAGGTGTTGTTTCAGAGTTTTTGGTCTACTGCTCTCGCTGTGGGCACACACGCAGGTTTATGTGTAGGTCGGTGCAACGCTGGGTTCAGAAAAATCCGGTCGAAGCAGAGATCGAACAACCTCTTACTGTAGAAGAGCCAGAGGAGCTGGGGCCCGAGGAAAATAGTGAGCCGGCTAGAGATGAGCCATGATACATACTCCGCAGGATGCGACGAGATGCGTGAACGGTTGAAAGCCTACACTGACAAAACTATCTATAAAGCTTCCGATCTAGGTGAGCTAGAGATTCCTCAGGGGCGTAAGTACTTTGGTGCAGACCTGCTAGAGTCCGGATACCGGACAATGCCTCGCAAGGATGACAAGCATGGCCATCGAGACGATAATCAGAATATGAGCGACATAAGCCGAGAAGAATTCAATGCGAAACTTGAGACGCTCGAGACAAAGCTGGACGCTCGAGCTGAGTCAGTATCTGCAAAACTTGACGCATTCCTCGCAGTACAAGCTGAGCGTGACATGCGCTTCAACGAAAAGCTGAAATCCTCAATTATACTTTCCGACGAATGGAATCAGAAGTTTCGGTTGTTGACAGAGCAATCTTTGGAGGCTGCGAAAAGCGCTGATGATTCGGCGAGAGAAGCGGCAACCCTGAAGACTCACTTTTGGGCGAGCGTCTTTGCACAGTTGCTTGCAGTAGGAGCGATCCTAGTGGGAGCTTACTTCGCTAACCAAGCAAATGTCTATTCGGCAATTTCTACCACTGTATCAGTTTTCCAAGCGGGCAAAGATCAGGCAAACCCCCCAGAGCAACCTTCAGCAAAAACCAATTAGCTTTCAAGCCCGGCCCAGCGCCGGGCTTCATGTATCAGCCCTCCTTGCTACACTTTCGGCTTTCCCTACTGGAGCCGCTCAATGCCCGCGCCCTACTCCCTCCCCGATATGCTCGAACGCATCTACGAGAACCAGCTCGCCCTTGAGGCAGCCATCATGGAGCTGTCGATATGGGCCGCCAGCCAAGGCCGCACCCAGGCTGACGAAAATGTCCGGGGCGCCCTGGAAACCATCGGCGAGAATGCCGGGCACATCAAACAGGCCCTGGCCAGGCTCAGAGCCCAGGAACCAGACTGACCCATAGCGCCTACAACAAGCCCGCCACTGAGCGGGTTTTTTTGTGCCTGAAGAAAAATACATGACCGGCGGTATTGACCATATAGAATACCGGCGGTATTGTTCACTCCATCGAGTCACCCAACAGGGACTCGCCAGGGCCTCAGGGCCTGACCAGCTCTTTAGCCACACAGCTTCACCCTTGCCGGATCACCACCGGCCCAGATTCAAAGGCAGCGATGAACCGGCCTCAACGGTTCAGAGGGTTGGCAACTGACCCGGGCGCGCAGCGTAAAGCGCCAAGAACAGTTATCCAGCGGGAGAACAAGCCGAAAGGCCCGCGGCTGGAAGAACATTTGATTCAGGCCGGTGACCGACGCCAGTAGCGGGTCACGGCGGACAGCATCACTGAGCAGCCTTCTCGCGAGGGCTGCTCGGGATGACAACCAGGAGTAAGTGAAATGCCGAAGTACATGCTCGACTACATCCGGCTTTGCCGGGAGTGCAGCCTGGATCTGCGCACGATCGGCAACATGATCAGCATCGTGATTCCAACTCTGCAGCGTGAGGCAGCCGGACTGCGCAGCGCGGTGAGCGAATTTGCTGGGGAATTCCCTGAGCTTGAGCAAGACGCCGAACTGCTGGAGTCAGCCATACGGGCCGGAATCCGGCGCTGCATGCCGAAGCCAGCACAGCAAGAGCTTTTCGCAGCATGAAGATTTCACTGGCTGGCCTTGGCGACAGGGCCAGACGGGAAATCAACTGAGGGCAGCCAAATGGCCTGCAAAATTTGCAGCTCTAGCAATACGGCTTCGCTGGGCATGCGCACCCCGCACCTGTACTGCAGGTCATGCGGTGCGCATGAATACGAAGGACAGGTGATCGACAAGAACGCCTGGAACTCTTGGATCAACGGCCACACAGAGCGACCTTTCGGAGATTCCCATGCTTCAACTCATCCTGATCGGCGCAGCGCTCAGCCATGCGCGGCCAGAACCGCCACCTGATGACGGCCTGCAAACCGATCCACTGCGCTTCCATCGTGAGCGCTGGCGTTCTCGACCGGGGCTATCGGCGTTCTGGCGCTGACGGTCCCGCCCAAAACAACCGGAATTCATTAAGCAACACCGGCAAGCTGCATCTGATCGAAAAGGCCCTTCCGTCCAGTTGGGCCTTTTCACTCCTCGCTCCCACAGACCAACAGCTCTATTCCGGGCTCTGGCGACACGAAAACACTTACTCCGCTCCCACAGCCGACACCACCCGAATGCCCTCCCCTCCGCGCCCAACGGCAACCAGCGGAGCGGATGAGTGCATTGCGAGTTTTGTTGGATCAACCACATGGAGCAAATCATGGCCGAGCAACGAGCGCCGTACCCACGGTCGGCGGACAACTCTGATCAGATGAACCTGCCCGAGGGCAAGACCTGCGGCGACTGCGTGCACTGCAAGCGCTGCACTGCGATGTTCGGCCACATCCCTGCGGATGAGTCGTGCGACTGGAGCCCTTCGAGCTTTCGTGAAGCCGTCCCCGCCACCGCCTAACCCCAAACACTGGAGGTCGCCATGAGCGATTGGATCAAGGTTGAGGGTCTGCCAGAAGCCAAGACTGGTGCCTCATACCTGATGATTTTGGATGGCGTTGAGCAAGCATGCGTCGAGATCACCGAGCCAAACGACCGCAAGCGCTGGTTTTACGGCGAGCAAAACGGCGCCTACCCCATCGACGAAATCGAGCTGTTCAAGCTGATTCCCACCGAATAACGCGACCCTGGAGGCGACCATGAACGCAGCATTGAAGATATGCCAGGAGCGTTACGACGCTCAGTTGCCACCTCCAGTGAGCGAGTCGGCGGTGGAGATTGCCCGCAAAGAGTGGCTGTACAACGCCACGGAGCAGTTGGTGCGGTTTGGCGCAGACGTGAAGGTTCAGCTGCGCATGAGGTCTCCGCGCTGCGTAACGGTTGCTCAGCTGGCGCTTGCGGCTGATGAACTGGCTAACAATCGGCAGGCGAACTGTGAGGTCGGGACGCCAGCGCTTGGCTGGATGCTGATAGCCAACAGCTGCGGCCGGGCCGACAAAGAAGCTGCCGTCGAGCTGCTGGGTCGAAGTGATCACCCCTTTGGCAAGCTTGGCGAAATTGCAGAGGCCCTACTCCGGCCCCTGGCTGACGACGCACTGGCCGCCCAGGCAGAGGATGACGAACTATGAACACTCCTACCGCCCTCGCCCGCCTGGGCCTCGAAATCGCCAAGATAAAGAAGTCGTGCACGCCCGTGCCGGATCGCACTTTCGTCATGGGCATGATTGAAATGGCAGAGTTCTCAGAGCTGATCGATTCAATCACAGCCGATCGTTACCGCGACGCGCTTGACGCGAAGTTTGTAGAGCGCAACGAATACCTCAAGAGGATTTGCATATGACCACCGCACCGGTTAAATCGCTGATCGACAGTCAACTCGAAGAGATTGAGCGCAGTCTGACCATTCTGGGCGCCGGCTTGCCGCGCGACCTGCCTGTGTCGGCACTGCCGCCCAAGCTTGCCGCTGCGATCAAGGGCGGCCGGATTGCGGTGAGGGTTCGACCATGACGATGATCTGCGGCAACTGCAACCAAACCGGGATTCGCTGGGTCGGTCCATTCAGTAACTTGACCCACACCGAGTGCCCGCACTGCGGCGGCACGAATTGCCAAGTGGCTGATCAGCCAGAAGACGAAGAAATAGAGGCGGAAATAGAGTGCGGGTGCGGACGCAAAAGCGGGCCACCGAACTTTGACGATAGGCGTTATTACTGCGGTAGCCAATGGTGCATGCCATGACCACCCACCAGCGCACCCGGCGCATGCTCATCTGGCGCGGCTCCTTTTGCGCCCTATCCCTCTGCACCTTCCTGATGTTGCTCAGCGCTCTCGCTGATCGAATCACTCAATAACCAACACCTTCAATCGCTGCGAGCATCGCGGCAAGGAATCCCCATGTCCGCAGAACAGCAAGTAATCACCATCGACGACATCAGCGCCGACAACGCGCCGGCCATTTACGTTGCCGGCGGCCTGAACCAGTTCTTCGACGCTGTGAAGGCCGAAGTCACCGGCGAGGTGCCCGATCTGACCACCCGCAAGGGCCGCGAGCGCATCGCCTCCCTCGCCGCCACAGTCAGCAAGTCGAAAGCAGCCGTGGAAAAGCCGGGTCGTGACTACCTGCGCCGCCTCAAGGAAATGCCAAAGGTGGTGGAAACCGAGCTGCGCGATTTTGTCACCAAGATGGACAACCTGCGAGATACCACCCGCCAGCCGCTGACCGACTGGGAAAACGCCGAGCAGGCCCGCAAGGACCGGCACGTCGACAATATCCAGGCGATCAAGGATATGGAGGTTTTCGGCGCAACGCCGACCGCCGCCGTCGTGGCACAAAAAATTGCCGAGTTGGAAGCGGTTGAACTCGGCGACTCTTGGCAAGAGTTCCTGCCAGAAGCAGCCCAGGCGAAAGACCGCACGCTCTCGCTGTTGCGCGCAATACATGCTGATCGCATCCAACACGAGGCCGAACAAGCCGAACTGACACGCCTGAGGCTGGAGAAGGAGGCCCGTGACAAGAAGGACAATGAAGACCGCATTGCCCGCGAGGCTTCCGAAGCCGCAACACGGGAGGCCGAAGAAAAGGCGCGCCTTTATCGTGAAGCCGAAGAAAATCGCGTACGTAATGAAAGACTCTCAGCCCAGAAACGCGAAAACGACCTGAAGTTGCAGGCCGCCGAAGCCGAACGCCAGGCCGAGCAGGCGAAGCGCGAGAAGGTAGAGGCCGACCAGAAGGCAGAACGCGATCGCCTGCAGGCGATTGAAGATCAGAAGAAGGCGGTTGAGCAGGCTCGACTGGATGAAATTGCCCGGGCGAATGCAGCGGCAGACGAAATTCTGCGCCAGCAGCAGGAACGCCAGGCTGATGTCGCGCACAGGTCGAAAATCCTGGGCGAAGCCAAACAGGCTTTGATCGGCATGAACATCAGCGAAGAGTTGGCCAAGGCCATCGTCCTGAAGATCGCTCGCGGCGAAGTGCCAAACGTCACCATTCAATTCTGAGGTCTCTATGAGCCAAGCCGTCGCAACAATCACTCAGGACATTTATGGCGCGCGCAATCAGTTCGCCAACGTCCTGACCGATCGCTCCCTGAATTTCGAGCGCGAGGCTGAATTCGCCATTCAGGTGATCACCTCCAGCGAGTACGCCACCAAGATCGCCGTACAGAACCGGCAGTCGGTGGTCAACGCAATCACGAACATAGCCGCGATTGGGATCAGTCTGAACCCTGCCAAGAAGCAGGCCTATCTGGTCCCTCGCGACGGAAAGATCTGTCTCGACATCAGCTATATCGGCCTGATGGACCTGGCCATGGCCACTGGCGCAATTCGCTGGGCCCAGGCCGAGCTGGTTTATACGGCTGACTCCTTCGCTCTCAACGGCTTCGACAAGCCGCCGACCCACTCATACAACCCGTTCGCAAAGGATCGTGGCGAGGCTGTCGGCGTTTATGTGGTGGTCAAGACGGCAGACGGCGACTACCTCACCGAGACGATGAGCATCGACGACGTGAACGCGATCCGTGACCGTTCAAGCGCTTGGAAAGCATGGATCAGCAAGAAGTCATCCTGCCCATGGGTTACCGACCCGGGTGAAATGGCAAAGAAAACCGTGGTGAAGCGCGGCTACAAGTATTGGCCGAAGACGGAGCGACTTGAGCAGGCCATCCATCACCTGAACACCGATGGCGGCGAAGGCCTCGCATCGATTCAAGGCTCGGCTCCAACCGACCCTGAGATGGTGAACGACTGGATTGATTTGGCTATGCGCGCCGGAAGTCTGGAGTCACTCGCCGAGGTTTACCACAACGGCACGGCCGCGATGAAGCAAGCCAAAGATGCTGCTGGTCACGCCCGCTTTAAGGCGGAAGTGACCAAGCGCAGCGAAACCCTGAAAGCAGCAGCCGAGCCAATCGAAGGTGAAGCTGAGGAGGTGTTAGATGGAACAGCGTAGCGCTGAATGGTTTGCGGCAAGGCTGGGCAACGTCACGGCCAGCCGCGTCAAGGATGTGATGGCCAGCGGGCGCGGCGGCGCACCTTCTGCCACTCGCAAAAATTACATGATGGAGCTGCTCTGTGAGCGCCTGACCGGACAGCAAGGCGGTAGCGACCTTTCGCGCAACGCTGCAGTACAGCGCGGCGTCGAGCTTGAGCCGTTCGCCTGCATGGCCTACGAGGCTGATAAGGGCTTGATGGTCGCCGAGACCGGCCTTGTCATGCACCCAAAGATTCAGGGCTTCGGTGCATCGCCAGACGGGCTTGCTGGTGATGATGGCGTTCTTGAAATCAAGTGCCCGAACACCGCCACCCACATCGCGACGATGCAGTCAGGCAAGCATGACCCTCAGTACGAATGGCAGATGCTGGCCCAGCTGGCTTGCACCGGCCGCAAGTGGGCCGACTTCGTGAGCTACGACGACCGCTTGCCTGAAGAGCTTCAGTACGTTTGCTTCCGGTACGAGTTCGACTTCAAGCGAGCCCGTGAGATGGAAGCCGAAATCACGGCCTTTCTGGAAGAGCTGGCCGACCTTGAGAAGGAAATGCGCGAGCGGATTAGGAGTAAAGCGGCATGACCTACGTCAGCAACCACCTCAACCTGGTCGAACAGCACCGCCAGGACGCTTACTCGATATCGGAGCGCACGGCGGAGTTCTTGGCCGCTGGCGGGACAGTCGCGCAGTTGCCAAGCCCGCCACGCAAACCGCTGCCACCGCCCCGCTCCACCAAGATCGATCCCGAAACCATCCTCAAGCGCCGCAAGCCGGCTATCACAGCGGCAGAACGTAAGGCGCTGCGCAAACTCGCGGAGGCCCTATGAGCAAGCGCAAACCTCACAACCTCAAAGCCCGCATTGACCGGTCCTGCCGGTCGCTGCTGGCCTCCAACCACGTCGCGGTGGTGAACATCGATCCCAGCGGCCGCCAGGGCATGATCAATTACAAGTCGCTCAAAAACATCGCGCCGGGGAAGATTGGTCAGGCCGTCTGCGGCATTCCCCACCGGTGGACGATCTACCTCAGCGCCCTCTGCATCGACGCCCGCGGCGACCGCTACAGCAAGTCGGTGGAGGTGGCGCCCGATGGCGTCTACCTCTCCGACCACCTCGAAGACGTGATCGAGCATTGCTACAAGAAGCTGCGCGACGAGGCCAATCAAAGCCAGATGGTGGCTTCGGGCTGGATCGCCATACCTGAAGCGATATCGCTGGACGAGGCGCACGCCGCGCGGATCTTCGAGGCCGTCGGCGCATGGCGACAGGTAAAGGTCGATTCATGCGCCGCATAGCCCGCACCCAGCAACGCAAACGTCAAACCTGGCTCGCACTGCCGGCCAGCGGAATAGAAGAGGTCGGCCATGGCCAAGACTGTGCAGGAACGCTCGGCCAAAACCGCCAGGAAGCGCGTGGCGAATGCCGAAGAGGAACTGAGGCTCAGGGTTCGCCCAGGCACGCGCCAGGCCCTGGCCGACCTGATGGAGTGGTCAGGCATTACTGAGCAGGGCGAGGCGATGACGCTGATGATTCATCACCTGCATGCGATGGGCGCCGCGAAGTGCCAGCCACTACTAAATCCACCGCGCCACGAAATCGAGATATCGCAAAACGTGGCGCGGGAATTCAGAAATAGAAGCCGTCTCGCCATCCAGAAAGACCCAGGCGACGAGATCATCGAACCTGCATAACCCACCCTACTCGCTGCATTATGTAAAGAGCGGAGTATGGGTTATCCAAACGC